CAGTTAGTCAAAATGAAGAAATACATTATGCAATTTGGAGAGTTACCTCCCATCGAAATTATTAAGAAATCCGAGAGCGCTGCTAGCTCTCGGTCCTCTGTCATCAGTGACGGCGTGGATGAAAACCGCTACACTGAGTATGACCATGAGGTTAAGTTTGAAAACATTGACGTAAATGTTAATATCACCCGTGTTAAGGACGAATCCGATTATTCCATCGGGGTTGCTAAGGGTGCTATATTGACAGGTGTCCCAGTCACGGTTCCGACCAATACTGCCGCGTCAACCATGCACGCAATGAAGAAGAGGTGTGATTACGCACCTCATCTCGTTGATGAAGTGGCCTTCAAGGAGGGCCACTCTCTCTTGATGTCCAAGTTTGATCCTTTGGACACCATTCGAGTTGACAAGGACCTCATTTCCAGGTACCTTGCCAAGTGTGCGGGCGGGAAGGCCGAGCGCCTTCTCGCTGCGTTGGCGGAGCACCAGTTGAACAGTGACATGGCAGTGAAGCATGTGTTTGCAAAGCAAGAAGCGCTCTTGAAGGAGCATCGTAGTCAACCGCGCGTTGTATATCAAGGCTCTGATATGTACAATGCGCTTACTGGACCTGTCGTCATGGAGTTGAACGACAGGATGAAGTCCGTTTTTTCCCTCAGCAACCCCAAGAACACGGGGAATCGTGCCATATACGCTTGTGGCGCGAGTGGAGAATTGCTGGGGGAGATTATGGAGGCTTCGCCCGGCGTTGCGATCGAGAGTGACATGAAAAATAACGATGGGAGTCAATCTAAAGAATTTCGCAAGTACGAAGCGATGTTCTATAGAAAATTGGGAGCCCCCGATTGGTTTGTTAGGGAATTCGCTAAGACAGTTAAGATCAGAGTCTGGACCAGATACGGTGTCGCAGGCTCGATTGAGGGCCAGAGGTGGTCGGGTGAGACTACCACCACCACTGGCAATTCTTACGTGAGTATGGCATTGTTGCAGGCTGCAATGGAGAGAGCCGGCATCAAGGAAAGCACCAACATCCATGGGGGGGATGATTACCTGGGGTACGTGGTGGGCGACGCCCAAGAAGTCAAAAGTAGCATTGAGAGTGTTGTCTCCGTTTCTGGTATGAAAGCGGAGGTTGTGCCTCAAGCTGGACGTCACCACGCCACGTTTTATAGAAAACGGTATGTACGGACCCCCGTAGGTACTCTTCCCGTCCCACAGTTTGGGCGCGTGTTGTCGAAGTTGAATCTGAGGCCAAACAGGAATCTTCAGATCAACGATAGAGACTATATGGCGGGCAAATATCTTTGCGCGGCATATGAGCACCGACACGTGCCAATGATACGCGAACTACTGCTCAGCACATCTGAAGCACTTTCTCCAACCCCCCACCTCGACGTCAGGGCAAGTAAACTGTCTGAGATGGGGAGCGTTGATAACATTAACACGGTGATACACCAGGCTCGTGTCCACCCTGTCCCTGAATTTGATGATTACCTTTCTGAGGTGTACGGCATCACGATAGACTCTCTTGTAGAGACATACCAGAATGCTGCCCAGAGCGCACTAGACTTCTGCGCGGGGTGGTGTTTTGTGGACAAGAGAGGGAGAATGCAGAACAAGAAAGATTCTCACAAGTTCAATCCGCCAAAACTGGCGGGGGACACAGTGGAGGCCCTTGTGCGTGTTGATGTAACTTGACCAGTGGTCGCCTCCGTGTTGACGGG